CTATTATACCATTTTCTGTCTCGGTTACAAGGTCTATTGTTCCTTTTATCGCAAGATTTCCAGAAACAGTCTCTCCGTTTGGTAGTTCGTACTCATATTTAGCCCAGTCTTCCTCTATGAGAATGTCAAAATGAGGCTCAGAGGCCACCACGTTTCTAAATCTAGGATCGAATTGCCCATTGTTATACTCCAAGGCGCTCCAAGTAAGCTTTTCGCAAGTCTTTCTGTCGCCATCGGTGAACTTGTTTTTAGACCGCTTGGTATAATAATCAAAACTCATATCGACAAGCCGCGTCACAAAAAAATGATCAAGAAATTTGCTGACGTGTATCTTGACTTCTCCCAAGGCATCGTCATTTATCGTAAGATATTTTCTCTTGGTGTTATCCTGTTGGAATTTCTTAAGGGAGGCAAACACCTCCATTACCTTGTGGACGATGGTTCCAAGCTCTGCCTTTTTCCCACTGTCTGATTGATGCCCCAACACATAGGTCAGGAAATACTGCATCTGACAGAAAGAATAATTGTTATAGCTCGAACTGCGTATGTAAGTTACTAGCAAAGCTTAGTCTCCCTCAGTATAATTTCAGGGCAGATACTTTAGAGCATAATGTCTCTATGCTGGCCTTAGAATTGTTAATCACGGCGTCAAAGTTTGACCAGTCGTAATTGTTTTCATCCAGAGCCGTTTCACTATTGTGATCGTCCTTGAATTTGTTTCTTGTAAGCCTGACAACCTTACCACCAGCTTCTTTAATTGCGAGAACCTCATTCGGAAACCTTGCGTCAGACACTATTGCTAGCTCCGTTTGTTCGTCTGCAATTGTGTTGATTGTATGGTTTACCCATATGGGACCATACATCTGTCGCATAATATTGGTTCCAAAATACTGCATGAATTCTCTAGCTGTCATATGCTTGCCAGCGCCAGCATTGACCATCCACTGTTTATCCTTAACGTAGGGCATGTCTTTCCACAGGAGATCTGTTTTGGAGTTTTTCTGTGTATCTGTTCCGTATACCTGCTCTGGCGCTAGCCCAAAGAATTCCACACAAATGCTTTTGAGTCCATCGGCAAAACTGTAGAGCTTAACGTGGGGCCATAATTCACGTTCTGCATACGTGACGAATTCGGCGTCTTTTCTAGACACATCAAAGACCCCATACCCTTCTTCGCCACGGTTGTTTCGCGTGAGAACTGTTAATTCCCCTTCTTTGTTGATAAAGAAGTCTTTAACCATGCCCCTCTTTTTCAGAACAAGGCCGTGCAATAGATTGGCGACAGTGTTTTTTCCAGACTGTTTCTTACCAGATATTCCCACTATTTGAACCATCAGAAAGTTCCTTCCACTTGAGACAAGATCGTTTCTTTAACTTGGTCTATACGCATATCGCCTATATCTTTTTGCTTCCACCGTGGAAAAACCAGTTTAAACATCCTCCCCAGTTCCCTCTGTATCTGCATTTTGGATTCTCTACCGGCTTGGTCATTGTCTGTTAGGATAATTAAGGACGTTACGCCACTTCTTTGTATCTTTTTTTTCTGGTATAGACTTAGTGATTTGCCAAAAACGCTAACGGCGTTATTTATTCCGGCTTCATGCAGTTTCCAAACGTCTCCCTGACCCTCGGTAATAAATAGGCATCTTTTCTCCACCGCCCTATCTATCGCCCTATGATAGTTGTACAGAAAGTGTCTTTTGTCAAACCCCTTAGTGAATAAAAATTTAGGCTCCCTATATTCTTTTACCGACCTTCCTATATGTCCGACCACATTTTCTCCAGAATCGTCATGTATAGGTATGACGGCTCTCTGGTACATGGGAGATGATTTGTCTAAGCAATCGCCCACTTCAAAGTGCAGCAATGTTTCTTCTGAGAATCCCCTAAAAACAAAATATTCTGATGGATGCTGTAGTTTGTACTTGGCCTTAGAAGGCTGATGAACAAACTCTGGATTGCTGGAAAAAAAATCTACCAGTTTTACAAAATCATTAGGCTCTTCTCTCTTGCTAAAGTCTACGTCTTTACTGTCGATATTGAGTATCTTACACGCCCACCTAAGAGCCTCTTTGAAGCCCACCTCTTTCCCCTCCTGTTGAGAAAGAACCCCTTTAATTAACCCAAAGATATCTGCCCCGTAGTCGCCTTGACAATCCCTAGTCCAACACCTCCACATTTGTTTGTCAAGTGATAGCGAGAAAGCCTTATTGTTATCACTTCCGTCATGAACTGGGCAGGTAGAATAAACGTTATCTCCCGACACTTCATAATCTAGCTTTAAGTTTACCAGCACAAGCTCGATGTCGTCAAACAATAACTGTTTGACCTTTTGAGCATCAATCATATGTTTCATCATCAAGGTCTAGGTCCAAGTCATTTGGGTCTTTAACAAGCCCAGTGTCTACGCCGACAGGCTTTCTGTTGAATTCATTTCTTGTTTTTAACTCAAGTAGCTTAGCGTGATCGCCCAGTATGTTCATATTAATGTAGTTTCCATCGTCTAGGCCGGGGCCATGCCGGGCAACGACAGGAACTAGCTTTCTGTTTCCAGCATCTAATCCGTCTTCGGCCAATTCGTCAGGAGACTTTTTCTTAAAGATGCTAAATGATGTACACAACCAAATCAACCTGTCTGAACCGCTTACGGTGTCAGTGCTTTCTCTAGTAATCCCATCCCTATTAAGCTGAACAAAGGATAGGCATGGAAAATCGTACTTCACGCATAAATTATGTAGTTCAGTGATTTGAAAACCCAAGGCTTGGTATTCTTGGATATTATATGTAATAGAGCCGGAGGACATGAGCTTTAGATAATCGTATATAACCAAGCATTCGTTGGTGTTGCCGTACTCGTCTGTTCCGACATTTTGAACAATCCATCTTTTAATCATACTAAGTATCTGTTCAAATGGCCTACCCGCTACTGAAATATAGCTATACGGTATAGACTCTAGTAGTTCCACAGCCCCCTCTATTTTTTCTACCTTTTCCTCGCTATCTGCAAATTGACCACAAGAAATTTCATTAATAGGTATCTCGGTCAGGCTTGCTATAATACGGTTGAGGTGGTCTTCTTTCGACATTTCAGTATCTAGCATTAAAACTGGAATCCCTTTGGACGCAACACTTACCGCGACATTGTCAGCAAAAACACTCTTGCCAACCTTCGGCCTAGCAGCAACTAGGTCCACGCACTTTCTTCTCAGTCCCCCTCCTATGGCAGCATCAAATCTAGGGTATCCGGTGGATATCCCTATAATATCGCAGGTGTTTTCCTTAAGGAAGTCTATATATTCCTTTACTCCATCACCTATCTTTTCAGGCTTGTCTCCCCCGCCGTCCTCTCTAAGAAAGTCTGCGACAGGATTTTCTAAAATGGAGACAATTTCATCGACGGTTTCCGAACCATTGATGGTATCAATTTTTTGCCCAATTTTTCCAGTGAGAGATTTTATACGCCTAGCAAACTCAAATTTTTTGATCTGCACCGCAAAGTTAACAACGTTTTCTTTTTCTACGGGAAATTCAAAGAGCGACTTGATATACTCAAGCTCTTGTTTGCTGTTAACCACCTCAGAGAAATTAAGCTGTGAAGCAGCAGATAATACAGAGGGTAGGTCTACCCTAGGATTATTCTCTATGGCTTTTTCGATACACTTATACAGTATCTGATTGTTGGTGTGTCCAAAAGTGTTATGGTCAATGATATCGGATATTTCAACGTATGTATCAATCCCATACCGAAACAATCCAGCAAGAATAGCTCTTTCCGCACCAATATCTGACAGACTTAAGCTCATTAAGCTACTACCTTCCGGTGCATCTGTTGCACCTAACAAATTCCCCGTACACCATTTTTGGGTCTATCTTGAAATCTCTGCCACAAACATGACAACTCATTTCTACCTTGTCAGGTGCAGACCGCCTTCTGGGGGTTTTTTGTCTGCCATCCTCGTTATATTCATCGTCTTTAAACTCTCCGGTGTCTTGCCACGTATTTTTTCCAGCCTTCACTTGAGTTCTCCCTCTGTTATCTTGTTCTCTGTTTTTAACCATGAAATTTTCTCCTACGTTCTTGGGATCGGGTTCTTTTTTTTTTGTGGACTCGATCTCGCCTTGTTCTTCTAGGGCATTCATTAGTTCTTTTTTTTGTTCTTCGGTTAATCCTTTAGCTATTTTTACATTTACTTCTTTAAGCCCTGCATGAACACAAGCCTTGTATCGCATATT